GGTCTCAAGTTAATGATGCGCCGTGGTCTCGAAAAGACTATGGAAGGCGACTTTGAGACTGACTCAATGCGTTACAAAGCAACAGAGCGTTACACGATTTCGTGGACCGATCCTCGCGCAGTGTACGGCACGCCCGGCGTGTAAAGCAACAGGGTCGGCGTAAAAACCCGACCCTTTTTTGATTAACCCCGAGTGGTTCAAGCCACAGGAGTTTTAAAATGCCTCAATTTTCAGACGACCTATATCTAGGTACAGCTCAGACCTTCATGGGTACTGGCTACAATCCGGTTCAATCAGTTTTCACTGGTTCTATCTCTACAACTACGCTGACAGTCACTGCTTTGCTGTCTGGCGACCCCATTCAAGTCGGTCAGTGGGTTGCTGGCGCAAACATTGCAACCCCGACTTACATTACGGCATTTGGCACAGGCTCTGGCGGCTTAGGGACTTACACAGTCGCTAACTCACAAACCGCAGCGAGCGCAACAATTACAGCGTCAGGTAATAGCGCAATTTTTGATCCAACCAATATGGATTTGGGCGTTGGTCCGCTCGGTCGCATTTACGTTTGGGACGTTGTGCCTGAAACTAAAGCGACTAATAACGTTTCTGCTGCTGCAACTTACGCAGGCGCTGCTTCTGCCACATTAGCGGCAAGCGGCAACACTAAAGCAGTTGTTCGCGCTGACGGCACTTCAGTCGTGCAGCTTGATTGCCCGCGCGGTGTCAGCATCACAATTGGCACCGGCACGATTACTAATCGTAACATCACAATCTCTGGCTTTGACTACTACGGTCAGTCAATGTCTGAGGTCATCGCCACAGGCACTACGCAGTCAACTACAGTAAACGGTAAAAAGGCTTTCTATCAGATTAGCTCAGCCACTGTCTCTGGCGCTGTTGGCGGCACTGTCGCAATCGGCACTTCAGATGTCTTAGGTTGCCCAATTCGATTTATCGATCGTGGCTACCTTGACAATGTGGGCTGGAACAACGTTCTTGCAGAAGATGCAGCAACCACAGTAGTGGCAGATCAAACCAACCCTGCTACGAGCTCAACGGGCGACGTGCGCGGTACGCTCACGCCCTCTTCAGCGCCTGACGGAGTTAAGCGTCTTGTGGTTGGTGTCTTTGTTCCGGGCATTGCTGTTGGCCCGAACGCAACCCGTCTTGGCGCTCTTGGCGTCACACAAGCCTAAAGGGGTATAGATCATGGGTTTTAAACGTGAACCAAAGATGAAGACCACTGAGCCTTCTGATGACGAAGTCAAGATGAAGCGCGGCGGTCATGCGCACAAGAAGCACATGGCCATGGGTGGTGCATTGCCTATGGGTGCAGCACCGATGCCTATGGGCGCACGCCCGATGTCTTCAGCACGCCCCAATCCACGCGCAGCGATGCTACAGGCTGCAATGGCGGGTCGTGGCGCGCCGATGATGCGCAAGAAAGGCGGTGAAGTCGAAAGCAAGGCGATGGAAGCCAAAGAAGAGCGCGAGATCAAGGGCATTAAAAAAGAGCTCAAACACCACGAAAGCATGAAGGCTGGTAAAGCTCATCATGGTCTGAAGCGCGGCGGCAAAGCTGAGAAGGATGTCCCCGGCGGTCTTTTAGGCGGCATCGAGGCGACTCGCCCTGACTCCAAGCGTGTCACCGGCGGCGTTGAGGGTCCGGGCTACAAACGTGGCGGTAAAATTGAGCACGATACTGTAGCCTCAGAAGCCAAAACGAAAGTCGTCGGCGCTAAGCAAGCCAAAGGTTTTCACACCAAGACAGGCGGTGTTGAAGGCATTGGCAAACATAAAATGGCTTACGCTCGCGGCGGCTCAGTCAAGTCTTACGAGAACACTGAGATGCACGGCGGGCCAAAAATGCCTACCAAGCCCGCAGGCACTAAAGGCATCAAAGAAGCGCCAGCAGGCTACGCTCATGGCGGTCACGTCGCCCATCACAAAGCAAAGCATCATCATGCTGAGGGCGGTCACATTCACATGCACGAGCATTCTGCAAAGCATGCGCACGGGCACGAGAAAGCTGACCATCACCCGATGAAGAAAGGCGGTCACGTCATGCACAAAGCCAAGGGCGGCATTTGTAACTACTAAATAGCGGGGGCTTAGCGCCCCTGCTTTTTAAAGGATAGCTATGAGCAATAACATTGTTGCGTCAGTCACTCGTAATGGCGCATACGAGCCGTTTGACTTGCAGGTTGCCCGCAATCAGATTATGGGACACAGCGTCCTAAGCCTGTTTGGATATCAAGCCTCTGTTACCACGACCCCTATCCCAGTTTGGGAAAATGCGTCAACCTACACTTACATTACCGCTGCTTCTACGCTATCGTTAGTGAGCACATCAGCGTCTGACGATACAAGCGCAAAGATTTTAATCAACGGATTGGATTCAAACTTTAATCCAATTTCTGAAACTTTGGCAATGAACGGTACTGGAGCTGTTACCACAGTAAACAGTTATTTCAGGATAAATAGCTTAGTGATGGTGTCGCCGGGTACTAGCCAAAACACTAACATCGGTACGATTACTCTAAAACAATCATCCAACGTCATTGCTCAGATCAATGCCGGTGTTGGTAAATCGCAGAGCACGATCTACACCGTGCCTGCTGGTTACAGCTTCTACCTTGATCTAGCTGAAGTTAACACTTCAAACAGCTACACAGGAAGCACCATCATCACCTACAAAGTTCAAGCAATTAACAACGTGACTGGTGTAAAGTTAAACGTTTTGCAACAGCCTTTTGTTTCAATTTATACAGCATCACGCTCATCTGATCCGTTTATTTATACCGAAAAGACTGATATTCAATGGCAATTGTCCACTAGCACAGGAACAGTCGCTGCGGGCATCATCATTACAGGTAAATTGATTCAAAACAACAACAACGTTACCGGCAGCGGCACTTAATCATGCCTAGCAAATCACCCGCTCAGCACCGCCTGATGGAGGCCGTTGCGCATAACCCTAAGTTTGCTAAGAAAGTCGGTATCCCTCAGAAAGTCGGCAAAGAGTTTGCTAAAGCTGACAAGATGAAAGAGGGCGGTCTCTATGCCAACATCCACGCAAAGCAAGAGCGTATCGCCCACGGTTCGGGCGAGCATATGCGCAAAGTTGGCAGCAAAGGCGCACCTACTGCGGCTGCTTTTAAAGAGTCTGCGAAGACCGCCAAGATGAAAGACGGCGGGGTATCGCTTGCTGTAGGGCGAGGTGAGAAGTTGCCGACTAAGCAAGGCGCAGGTTTAACTGCTAAGGGTCGGGCAAAGTATAATCGTGAAACGGGTAGCCATTTAAAAGCGCCGCAGCCACAGGGCGGTAGTCGCAAGGATTCATTCTGCGCAAGGATGAGTGGCGTAGTCAAGCACGCAATCGGTGATGCGCCACGCGCAAAAGCCTCGTTGAAACGTTGGAAATGTCCGGGGTGGTAGATGTCAACTAGCGGCACAGTCTCTCAGACTACAATATCCGTTGCCCAACTCATCGACCACGGTGCTCGCCGTGCGGGTAAGCTTGCTGAAGAGCTGACGGTTGAGCAGGTGCAGGCTGCTAAAGAAAGCCTGTACTACTTGCTCTCGAGTCTGAGCAATTACGGCGTCAACTACTGGGCTATCAACAAAGTCATTGTTGGTCTGCAGCCCGATCAGTATGAGTACTTCTTGCCTGTCGGCACGGTTGACGTGCTCAACGCCAACTATCGCACACTCACTAACGTCAGCACAGGTGCTTACAGCACGTCAGGCGTGACTCTGAACGCTTTTAACGGCGTGGGCAACTTAGTATGTCAACTCAGCACAAACACGGGCGCTATTGGCATCGCAAACGGCACGAGCAGCCCTGTCTACATCACCACGATTGGTATCTTGCCCGCAGTGTCAGGCTCGGTGACGGTAAATCTGCAGTATTCGCAAGATGGTACGAATTGGGTGACGGTGTACGCCCCCGGCGCGGTGACTTGGTCAGCAAACACTTGGATTTACTACGATCTTGACCCGTCTGTGACAGCGCCTTTTTGGCGTATTCAGCAGGTTTCTGGCGTAAATATGGGCTTTTATCAGGTCGTTTTTGGCACAAACCCGATGTCAATCAACATGTCGCGCATGAACCGTGATGATTACTCGAGTTTGCCAAATCGCTCATTTACAGCTCTGCGACCACTGCAATACTGGTTCAATCGCACGATTCCGCAGCCGAA